TTGGACCCCACACTTCAGGGTCGTAGAAGCGTTCCTGTTCACACAGACGACCTAACGCGCGGTACGTCGCATAAACACCTACACATACACCGTCCTGCCGATACTCTGCATCGTGCCAACGTCTTAGATATGTGCAATCATGTGTGGACGTATACTGTTTATCAAGGTTCATCTCTTGACCATGTCTAGTATACACTTCCATTACATCCTCCGCAGTGATGCCACTGTATGATAAAATACCGTCATCACCCAGACACTGCGAATTTGGGTTTAATTTTGCGTTGTGAGACAAAGCGGCCTCATATTGCAGAGCCCGATGAACTAAAGTCTCATCAAAATTTGTACCTCCGGAACCGGATCCCATTCCATGAGGACCGAAACGCACTCTATTCCAATCATATGCTAGAGGTATCATATACTTAATTGGAAACACATCGTTTAACCAACGTGTGGATGTCATCTGTGGTTTTAAAACTGCAGTTAGAACCCGTTTAGCCACTTCCTGCAATACAGGATTAAAATGCTGGTCGAATTTTGTAAAGTCGGTGCAGACTACGAGATCGTCTTTTCCCTTTGTGTCGAACATGAGTGTGACTTTCTCATCAACCTCTTCCATCCCAACCCAAGGACTGAATATATTGAAGCTCTGGATTCCTTCAATTAACGGTTGATACACCTGTAGCTCAGCTACATTAACAGCAAATGGAAACATCCAAATCACTCGCTGTTTGACGTCATCCACGTCAGGTCCACCTTCCTGCCCACGCCAGCCCAAAATGGCAGCTGAATTCCAACCACCAGTGGGGAGGGTTTGATAAACGCCGTCTCGATACCAGCGAACTGTACACGGCACGGTTTCCCTCAAGACCGTTCTCTTCTTGCGGAAGTATGGGCTACCAGAATTCGTAGATTTCTTCATACGATCCAGTGTGGACTGCTGGTTTCTAACCTCGAGGCCCCTGACACTCGAGAGCTCTTTGATGACAGCTAATACCGCACTATCATCAACAGCTTTTGACGGAAGGAGAATACCGTCATAGTAAGAATCAATGTCATCGAGACGTTCGGACAACGGTTTCTCAATCGACATTGGTCCGACCTTCTTGGAGAGGT